AGGCGTTACGACAGGGTATTCGGCGAAGGTCGAGTTGTCGCCGAAGACTGCCAGGGAGGGTTCGCCGTTGCCGCCGACCACGTCGCCCAGTATCTGATCGTAGGTGCGGTTTTCCCGGATGATCACGAAGACGTGCTGGATCTTCGACGGAGCGCCGATCTTTTCCGGGATCGCCACCGGCGCGGCAGACGGGTTGCCCCCTGCGGCCGACGCGATATTTCCCGACAGGTCCCAGTGGTTGTTCTCGAAGACCGTCTGGGTCATCGCCGCCAGGGTCAGGTAATTCGGCACGGGGACGATGCTGACGGTGCCAAGGTCCTGGTGTGTGTTGAAGCTGACCACGCCCTCCTCTTTTCCGTACGAATTTTCGGCCGTATTAGTTGGAGGGGGCGCCACACCGAAGCCGGTGGCGCCGATGCCCTTGTCGTTGGCAACGAGCAGCACAGCGTCCGCCGTGTCCAGCACAACCGAGCTTGGCGCATAGCCTACCGGGATCATGCCCATGACGGGATTTGGCACGCACGACAAGTTACAAAGGCCGGATCCCCGCTCCAACGAGATTCCGGTTGGCCGCCTTCGCTACCCAATGGACCACAAGTCCATCTGCAAGAAAAGCATCACCCTATCGCGCCACCCCTCTGCTTTTCAAGATTGGCCGGTAAACCGATCACAGATCGTAGAAAACTTTTTTTGCTGTAGATTCAGATGCTTAGAAAATAAGCAGCGGTTCTGGCCGATGGGCCGACTGCTACTCTCACGGACGTAAAAAAGATTGGCGGCATTGCGGAAACGCGGGGCTATTTCTATTTTGGGGAACCAGGGATGGCGCACAAAAGTCGTTCACAAAAGGCTGCTCCCAGGAGTTGCAGGGACTGCGAGAACTGGCCGACGGTCAGCGGCAAGGTTCGGATCAACGAACTGGTACAGGGCGCGATCGCGCAGTTCGACGCCAAGATCAAGAAGGCTGGTTTCGAGCCGACGGTGGCGGAATACGTGAAATTGCTGCAACTCGGGCAGGAGTTGGGGCAGGAAGACGAGGCCAGGGAGATCAAAGTGACATGGGTGGGTCCGAACGAGACGTCAGAATCCGAGAAATAATCTACGATCCGCTTGAGTCACAAAGGAGATTTCACGATTGCAAGGCCAGATATAAAGGTTACTCGGGGCCGATTGGCAGCGGTAAGAGCCAAGCTTTATGCCAGGAAGCAATCCGGCTTACTTACTTGAACCCGGGCAGAACAGGCCTGCTGGGCGCGCCGACATATCCGATGCTACGGGATGCAACGCAAGCCACGCTGTTCGAAATTCTGGGCGCTAACAACATTCCGTACGAACACAATAAGGCCGAGAACACGCTGGTGATGAGCGATACACGGTCGCGCATTCTGTTCCGACCGGTGGACGACTTCGAGCGGTTGCGCGGCACAAATCTGGCATGGTTCGGCCTGGACGAGCTGACTTACACACAGGAAGAGGCATGGTTACGGCTGGAGGGCAGGTTACGAGATCCGAAAGCCGCCCGACAGTGCGGGCTCGCGGCGTGGACGCCGAAGGGATACGACTGGGTATATCGGAAGTTCATCGCGAGACCTGCTGCGGATTACCAGGCAATTTATGCGAAGGCCGGGGAAAACCGGCACCTGTTGAGCCGCGACCCCGACTTTTACACCCGGCTGCAGGACAGTTACGACGAGAGATTTTACCAGCAGGAGGTGTTGGGGGAGTATCTCAACCAGGACGGAAGCCGGGTATATCACTGCTTCGACCGGAGGGAGCATGTTATCGAAGTGAGCTTGAACCCCCGGTGGCCGCTCCTGTGGGCGCTGGATTTCAACGTCGACCCAATGAGCTCGGTGGTGGCGCAGATCCACGACGGGCGGATCAGAGTGTTAGACGAGATTATCCTACGGCATGCGACGACACGGCAGGCGTGCCAGGCGTTCATGAAGCGATTTCCAAAGCACTTGCCAGGGGTGAGAGTTTGCGGGGATGCATCGGGTTATGCACAGCAGACTTCGGGGTTGTCGGACTACGACATGTTGGAGGAGGAATTCGCAAGTGCCTCGCAGCTTGATATGAAGATAGCAGTCCCGAGATCGAACCCGAGTGTGCGAGAGCGCATCAACCTGGTGAACTCGAAACTGAAGTCGGCCAGCGGCGATGTGGGACTGGTGATCGACGCAAAGTGCAAGGAACTGATCATGGATTTCGAGCAGGTCTGTTACAAGGGCGACACCGGGCAGATCGACAAGGATCGGGATCGGATGAGGACTCATGCGTCGGACGCGCTTGGGTACCTGATTTGGCAGGAATGCCGGCCTTTGCCGCCAATCGGGGAGCAGACGCAAAGAATTGCGGGGATCGGATAGGGAAGGCACCGCTGCCTTGCGGTTGCGGCTCAGTAACGAAGGGTCGCGGTTCAATAACCAAGGTCGCGGATCAGTAATGGGGATGGATTCTAACATGGATACAATCAATCGGGAACACCCCGAGTATGCCGCACGAAAGGGGATCTGGCGGCAGTACAAGGACCTCTATGCGGGGGGCGAGCAACTCCGGTCGAACGCCTCGCTCTACCTGGTGCGGCGTCACAAAGAGCCGGGCGATATTTACCTGGAGCGACTGGCGCGGGTGTTTTACGAGAACTACGTCGGATCGATTATCGACTGGTATGCAGCCACGCTGATGCGTTGCCAGCCGGGACTGTTGCTGGGCGGCAGCGATCCGGCGGCACAGGCGTTTTACGGGGTATTTTCGGATGATTGCGATCTGAAAGGGACGAGCCTGAACGAGTTTTTCCGGCAACGATTCGTGGAAACGCTGGTCTGCGGAAGCAGCCACGTGGTGGTGGATTTTCCGAAGGCAGACGGCGAGGCAAGAACGCGCGCGGAGGAAGATGCCTGCGGGCAATCGCGGGCATACCTCACGGATTACAGTCCGGACGAGGTAATTAATTGGAATCACGACCGCCTAGGCGGGCTGGATTGGATCGTCCTACGGACTTCCTGCTTACGGCAGTCGAAAGTGACGGACGCAAAGTGGGAAAAGGAAACGCGGTGGATTTATTACGACCGTCAAGACTACCGGATTTACCGAAGGGCCGGGGAATCGAGCCCGATTGAGCTAGTGGATGAGGGCCGGCACGGGTTGGCGTGTCTGGGACGCGTTCCGGTGTTCGAGATGAAGGTTTCGGACGGGCTCTGGCTGATGAATAAGGCGGCGTCGCTGCAGCTGGAACACTTTAACAAGTCGAACGCACTTTCGTGGGCACTCACGATGGGGCTGTTCGCCTCGCCGGTGGTGTACTCGGACCGGGAGTGGAAGCAGGTAGTGGGGGAATCCTATTACATCCAGCTCGGGAAGGACGACCGATTCGGGTGGACGGAGCCGGAGGGAAAGGTTTATCAGATTGCGGCGGACAATCTGCAGAATTTGCGCGACGAGATCTACCGTGTCTGCTACCTGATGATTCAGGCCGGAGAAGCGGGGACGGGAGGGCGGCAGTCAGCCGTGAGCAAGCAGTTGGATTTCGCCACTACGGAAGAGGTGCTGCGGGCTTACGGCGATACGGTGAAGGACGTTATGAGACAGACGCTGCGAGCGATTGCCGCGGCGCGGCAGGATGGCATAACGATCGACGTTTCGGGGATGGACGAGTTCGACATCAATGACTTAGGCACGGAGCTAGACGATGCCCAGAAGTTACTCGGCCTCGGAATCGACTCGAAGACGTTGAAGAAGGAGGTTTTCAAGAGGCTGGCGCTGAAGTATTTGAGCGATGCGCGGCAGGATATCAAGAACCAGGTCACGGGGGAGATCGAGAACGGGGAGTAAGCGGTCCCAAGGAGATATATGGAAGGATTCGACATACAAGCGATTGTGCGTCAGGCGGTACAGGAATTTACAAATACCGAGAAAGTCCGCAGCGAGCCGGCGTACAAAGCGGAGTTATTGGAAGAACGCAAGCGCCGGGAGCAATTGGAACGGCGGATGAACGAACTGGTGGCGGAGAACCAGCGGAGCCGAAAGGCGGCGGAAGAGGCGGAGCGCAGTTCGACCGTGCGGGCAGAGTTGCAACGGCTGGGCGTGGCGAAGATCGATTTGGCATTCAAGGCTGTGCAAGACGGGATCGTGCGCACGGACGATGGCCGGCTGGTGGCGCGGGGCGACAGCGGCGAAGTGCCGGTGAAGGAGTACCTGACGAATTTCGTGAACGAGAATCCGGAGTTTCTGCCGGCGCGGATTTCCGGAGGAACGGGTATGACGGCCACCCACAAGGCGCCGAATGGCGGTCGAGACGCAGTGAGCATCGAGCAGATCCGGCCAGGAATGAGCGCGGAGGAGATGGAACGGGTACGAGAGGAAATCGTGCGCGTGGCGTCACAGACCCTTCGGGGGTTGTAGCAGGTTGAGAAAGAGCCGTAAGCTGGCCAACCAGCCCGGCAAGAAGAAAGGAACAAGGAGACAACATGGCAGCAATTACTTCAGCTAATGTCGCCAACGCGATTGTAAAGCTGGTGGCGGCAGATGCATTGCCGGTGCTGGTGGGAAACCTCATCATGGGGAACCTGGTGAATCGCGATTATGAGCCGGCTCTGGCGCATGCGGGCGATACGATTAACGTGCCGATTCCCCCTGTAATGCAGGCGAACAACATCCTCGAAGGCGGGACGGTGCAAACTCAAAATCCGAATTTGGGGAATGCGCAGATCGTGCTGAATACGCACGCGGAAGCCACTTTCCAGATTCCAGATGTGACGAAAGTGCTGGCGGTACCGGACTTGTTAAAGGTCTACATGCAGCCGGCGGTGGCGGCGATCGCCCAGAAAGTGGAGACCGATCTACTGAATCTCTACGCAGGGTTCACAGCAAACGCTCCCGTGGGCACGCCGGGGACTGCGATCACGGAGAGCGTGATCGACGCGGCGGAAACGGCGTTGTTCCTGGCGAAAGTTCCACCGAGCGCCGAGAAATATATGGTAGTGGACGCGGCGACTTACTCGGCGTGGCGGCAGATTCCGCGCTTCAGCGAATTCCAGACAGCGGGCGATGCGGGGTTGAAGGCGCTGATCGACGGCACGGTCGGCAAGATCAAAGACTTCTTTGTGTTCCGCTCACAGTTCGTACAGTACACGGGGAGCAGTCCGGTGACAACGCACAACCTGGCGTTCACGCGGGATGCGCTCGGCCTGGTGATCCGCCGGCTGCCGCAGCCGCTGCCGGGAACGGGTGCGATCGCGGAGTACGCGGAGCTGGGCAATTTTGGAATGCGGGTAGTGATGAGCTATCAACCCGACACGCTGGCCCAGCAGTTCACGGTGGACATTCTCTACGGGTGCGGGATTCTGCGGAACACGTCCGGCGTGCAAGTCAATACGTAAGTCGATTGGGGCTGCGGGGCTGAATTGGGACTCGGACTCCGCAGCTTCCCCCGTGGCGGAGCCGTGGGGTGTTGGGCCCTGGGTGTCAGCACATGGGGAGCTCCGGTCTTCGCGTATCGGTGGCAGCCGCGCCGAAATTGCTGGCGGGGAGGCTCGCCAAACCGCTCCCTTGCGGTTGCGGCTCAATAATGATCGCGACGCGGCGTCGCGGTTCCGTGATTTCGAAATGTTAAAGGCAGAAGGAGATTGGAATGGATGTAAAGACGTATTACCAAAAGATTCGCGAGACGGAAGGAACAATTGCGACGCCGTATGCGGTGGTAATAAGCCTGCCAACGGACGATGGAGGAAAGAAAGGCGTGTTGGTGGAAGTTTCACGTCACCTGGCGGCGAAGATGATCGTCGAAGGTTCGGCCGAGATTGCGCCGGAGGAGAAGGCGGCGGCGTTCCGACAGGCAAAAGCGGCGGCGTCGAAGGCCGCGATTGACGCCGCGACGGCGGCGAGGCTGGAAGTCACAATGGTGCCATCGGACGAGTTAAAGAAACTAACGGACGATATGCAGAAGTTGAAGAGCGGGACCAAGGCTCTGAAGGATTAGGCACGCGATATGGCTCTGTTCACGGACGGGCTGGTGTCAGGGATGGAAGACCTGACGGCGCAAGATACACAGTTGACGAATGTGGCCACGGTTGAGGGGATCGACGTTACGCAGAAGCTGGCGCTCGCGCAGGAAGAGCTGGCGTTGGAGATCGCGACATTGTTGAGCGGGTCGCGCCGAGTTGAAGAGGCGTTTTGGCTGACGGCGCTACCTAAGATCGAAAACGTGGTGGTGACGCCGCCGTTGAAGCTGTGGCACACATTTCGGGCTCTCGAGATGGTATACGGAGACGCTTATTCGAGCCAACTGAACCATCGCTACGCGGCGAAACGGGACCAATTCCACCAGCGGGCGGGGTGGGCATACGAACGGCTTCTGGTACTCGGGCTCGGAATCGCTTGGTCACCCGTTCCGCGCGCGAGACAGCCCCAAGTAGTAAGCGCAGCCGGTAGTCTCGCGAATGGCACTTACTATGTGTCCATGGCGTGGATCAATAGCAAAGGGGAGGAAGGATCACCGTCGGTGCCGACGGCTATTACTACTGCGACAGGCACGATGCTGGTGCAACCAAGTGCGCCGCCAAGCTGCGCGACGGGATGGAACGTTTATGCAGGCGGCGATCCCGAGGGGTTATCGCGGCAGAACGGATCGCCTATCGCAGTAACGCAGAGCTGGCTGCAGCCGAACGCGATCGTGACGGGCGGCAGCGTGCCGGGCTGGGGACAGGAGCCCAACTGCCGCATGCCCATGCCGCGCGTGATCCTGAGGGGCTAATGACAAACACCATCGGCAGTCTGATTACGGGGCAAGTAATCCAGCTTCTCGTCGGCGCTAACGGCGTTAATTCGTTTCTCGGGGCCGCGGTCGAAGACAACGGGCAGCCACTGTCTCCTTTGAACAGGGCACAGGTGCGGGCGCAAAACGTGGCGCCGGAGATCGCCGATCAGAGCACCGCAATGCAGTATCCAGCCATCAACGTGTACTGCGAAAAGATTGTCAACAGCCTGACGGAGAAGTTCCGCAGTTTTTCAGGAAATGTGCAGACCACGGTGGAATTGCGGCATTCACAGGACCGGCTCGACGGTCTACAAGACATGCTGGAAAATTATGCGGACGCAATTATGCAAGTACTGAACGCAAACCGTGGCAACTGGGGAAGCGGACTATTTTACTGTGGCGAGTATCAGGTGGCGTTCGGGGCGGTGAAGCACGGCGGGAAGAACTTCCAGCAGGTGGCGAAGGTCACCTTCGAGATCGGAGTAAGCAGAAGTTAGTATGGCATCGTATATTTCATCCAACTCAAACCGATTCTATACGGCGCTGGAGAGCGCGTACGGACAGGTTCCGACGATAACGGCCGCGAACCGAATTCCGGCACTGAAGCTGACGGTGCGACAGCAGCTCGAGGTGACGGATCGAAAAGACAAGACGGGAAGCCGGACGTTTACCGGCGTGCCTGCCGGCGGCCGCCGACAAACGACTTTCGAATTACGGACTCTACTGACGAATTGGGCGCAAGGGACGGCCAATCCGAGCTACGGTCCATTATTCCAGGCCGCACTGGGCGGCGCACCGGCGTATTTCGCCGGGGGAACGGCAGCGAGTACAACCGGAAACGGCCGACTGGCATTTGCAGCGCCGCACGGACTATCAGCGGGGCAGGCGGTGAGCAGTGGCGGCGAAATACGGTTCGTGGCGGCAATCGTGAATGCGGAGACGGTGCAACTAAATGTGCCGTTCACGGCTCCGCCGGCCCCAGGCGCACCGGTGGGAGCGGCAATCACGTACTCACCGGCGACCGAATTGCCGAGCGTGGGGATCTTCGATTATTGGGATCCGGCGACGGCAGTCCAGAGGTTGCTCTGCGGCGGAGCACTCGACCAAATGGAGATTGATCTCAACGGCGACTATCATGAATTCCGGTTCAGCGGCCAGGCACAGGACGTAGTGGACAGCGTGAGCTTCGGGAGCGGTTCGTGGGGCGCGGCACAACTGCAGAGCTTCCCCGCGGAGCCGGCAGCGGGCGGGTTTGACTACACGATTGTGCCCGGCAATCTTGGGGAAGCGTGGCTTGGGACGTCGCCGACGCAGTTCTTCACGATCACGTCGGCATCGGTGGTGGTCAAAAACGGTTTAGATACCCGATTTCGGGAGTTTGGGTCGAGCCTTCCGCAAGCGATTTCGCCGGGCGAGCGGATTGTGACGGCGGCGTTCGAGTTGTATAGTCAGAACGATCTGAACTCGCAGGCATTATACCAGGCGGCGCGGCAGCAATCGCCGATCAGTGTGATGTTTCAGCTAGGAGAATCGCAAGGGCAGTTAGTAGGGGTTTACTTACCAAGCGTCATTCCTGTAGTACCGGAATTCGACGATAGTAAGAATCGGCTGCAGTGGAACTTCCGGGCGTCGCGGGCGCAGGGAACAGTGAATAATGAGATAGCGGTGGCGTTCGGGTGATTAGAGGGGGAGCGTTCACCACAGGGCGCCGCAGGACTACACAGCGCAGCAGTTCTGCAATCCAAAGGGAATGATGCTTTTTGAGCGGATGGCTCAAACGACGCCGCTGCCTTGCAGTCGCGGCTCTTCTAAATCGTTGTCAGTTGCAAGATTCTTCGCGAGACGCTGGTTGCGGGGAATCGCGCGTCAAGGTGTCGTTTGAGTTTTCGGGGCACGGAGCCAGCGGAAGGTAAGAAAGGGTTGCGGGTTCATGAATTACCAGAGTGTGACGATGGTACAGTCGCGGATTGCCAGCGCGGTTCAGTTTACGGTAGCGAAGATGTCGTTCGGAAGGCGAACGGAGTTAATGCGGAAGGTGCGGGAGTTGGCTGGCAAGGTAGAGTTTTTGGAAGCGGGAAACGGATCTGGAGAGAAGATGGATGCCGCTCTGCTCCGGGTGGAGATCGATCGCCTATACGTGAAGTGGGGTCTCGTGGGGATTACGGGGCTGGAATTGGATGGCGTGGAAGCAACCCCTGAGACGCTGGCAGCGTTGGGACCTGAGGACCTATTTCGCGAAGCCCTGGCGTTGGTGCGATCACAGACGGGGCTGAGCGTGGAAGAACGAAAAAACTAGTTGTCGCCTTCCATTTCGAATTTTCCAGCCAGGCTGGCTGGGAGTGCGACACTTGCCGGAAATCCGGCCTGGAACGAGGGCGCCGGTGCGGATGGCTTCCCAGCGACAACGAAGCCCCGGCGCGGATAGTGTGGGCACGGAGGAATGTCGGTCTGGACCGGTGTCCGAAGCCGTATATTACGGCAGACAGTCGAACCTTAGTGGAAGAGTTCCTAATATGGCGGCGGCTGCACACGTCGGACGGGCAATTGAGCGCGCGGCAGGTGGAAGCCTTCCTGATTCTGGATAAAGAGCTCTCGGCGGAGCTTGAATACCGAAGGCGCAGTGAACGGGGCTAGATGGCAACCTTTCCCACACTCAAAACGGGCGCGGTGGCCCAGTATCCGGCCAGTAAGTCGCTCCGGTTTCAGAATCAGACCGTACGTTTTCTCGACGGCGCGGAGCAGCGTTATCGGGATGCGGCGGGTCCGCTGCACCAATGGGTAATCCGGTTGACCGAGTTAGACGAGAGTGAGATGGCGGCGTTTGAGCAGTTCTTCGAAGACAACCAAGGACGTTTGGGGAACTTCGCATTCACCGATCCCTGGGATGGGACACAGTATGCGAACTGCAGTCTCCAAAGCGACGATATTACATTGGGATCCGCGGCTGAGATGCGCACTAAGACGTCACTGACAATCATTGAAAACCGGAGTTAGCGATGCCTGTCTATCCACAACTTCCGAGCGGCGCTTTGGTTCAATTTCCGGTTCAGGTGCGGCGGCAGGCGCGAACTCTCGTCAATGCGGCGGCGGACGGTACGGTGATTAAGCTCGCCGACGCGGGGGCGGCGTCGGTGGAGTGGCAACTGCAATATGCGGGGTTGAGCGATGCAGAACTCGCCGCGCTGCTGGCATTCTTTACGGCGGCGGAAGGGACGCTAAACAACTTCACGTTTGTCGATCCGACGGCCAACCTACTGGCTTGGAGCGACGATTTGAGCAACGCGGTTTGGAACGCGGCCCCCTTTCTTTCGCTGGCGGGAGGGGTTCCGGATCCAGCGGGTGGGACCGATGCCTGGCAAGTGATCAACTCCGGAGCGGCAGCACAGGATTTGACACAGACTCTGACAGCGCCGGGCGGATATATATACTGCGGCAGCGTTTATGCGAAAGCCGCCAGCCCGGGAATCTTCACACTATTGCTGGGGAACAACCGGTACGACCGAGCGGTCGGGCCTGATTGGCAACGCTTTGCCTGCGCTGGGACTGGCGATCCGACGGCATCGTCGATGACGTTCGGAATCGAGTTGGGATCTGCCGCGGGTGTCGAGGTCTACGGCTTGCAGGTTGAGCCGCAGGACAGCCCATCCGTCTACAAGGCCAGTACAATCGGCGGGTGCTACGAGAATGCGCGGCTGCGCGACGACACTCTGACGTTTATCTCGACGGACATGAACCGCCATTCGGCGACGGTCAACATCTTCTATGCAAGCAATCTCTGATCTTAAGGAGCAGAGTGTCACCGACACGCCGCTAATCGTCTTCAACTGCCTTCTTTCCACCGGGCAGACGGAGTATTGGTGTACACATGGCATCACGGCTGCGGGTAACACATACGCCGCTCGTATTATTCAACATACCGCCTTCAATATTCAGACCGCATCCGACCAGGGGATTGACGGCAGCCCGCAGATTTCGATTCTTCTGGCGAACGTCGATTCTCACTTTTCGGAAATCGAGCGGTCGGAGGGATGGAAGGGCGCGCGCCTGACCGCCGGGGTGCTGTTTTACGACCTGCGGAATAACGCTGCTCTCACCGATATTACCATCGTGTTTCAGGGCATCTGCAATCCACCGGACAGAAGCGACGAATCGACATTCCGGCTGACGGTGCTTAATCGAATGAGCCTGCAGAGGGTGTTCTTACCGGAAGTACAGATCGAGCGTCGATGCCCCTGGCAATTTCCGGCCACACCGGCGCAGCAGACGGAGGCGGTAGATGGCGGGATCGACGGAAAATACTCCCTATATTACCGTTGCGGCTATTCGGCGGGACTCGCGGGAGGAACGGGGAATCTGAACGGGACGGTTCCTTACACCAGTTGTGGGTACACGCGTAGCGATTGCCAGGCGCGGGGCATGTTTAAGCGCTTCGGAGGACTGGAGTTCATCCCGCCGACGATTAGTGTCCGGAGCTACGGTAAGGGGTGGTCTACTTCCGCTGTTTCCACTAACCAGGCGCTGTACAACGACTACGTCCCGATGATTTACGGGACAGTGTGGCAGCAGCCGATTGTCACGTTCGCACGGAACGACGGTAATCTCACCAGAATGGAAGTGCTGTTGGGGATCGGACAGATTCAGGGAGTGCTGACGGTCCTGGTGAATGATGTACAGATGCCGCTCGGGGTGAACGGCACGAATATGACCGGCACCGGCTGGTATAACGTGGAAACACTCGGGGCCCGGAATGGCGCCTTAGATCCTAACTTCACCGACTCGACCGGAGCACCCGCGGGAGACCCGTACGGCAGCATGGCGTATCTCTCGGTAGTAGTTCCAAATCAGCTGAATAACGGTACTGCACTTCCGAATGTAGAGGTTTTGGTACAAGGGCTTCAAGTGCCCGTTTATGCAGCAGATGGAACTTACATCAGCGATCAATTCTCCAGTAATCCAGCCTGGGTCCTTCTGGATATTCTCCGCAGAAGCGGCTGGTCGGAGGCAGAGATCGACCTTACCAGCTTCGCCGCCGCAGCGGCATACTGCGACGACCAAATCGCGGCGACCGACATTAATGGCAATCCGATCACTCTACCGAGGTTTCAGTGCAATTTGCTATTACAAAACAGACGCAGCGCAGGTGACGTAGTCCGCGGGATTCGCAACTGCGCACGGATGTATCTGACGTACGGGCCAGGCGGCGTATTGCAGGCGAAGATCGAGAACACTATTGCTCTGGAGAGTCCGACACAGCCGGCATGGTCGAACAGTGCGGAGCAGCTCGATGGCGGATGGCCGAGTTACGAGTTCGGGGATGGCAGCAACGGATTCTCGGGAATCGTGAGGAAGGCGAGTGGGGCATCAAGCGTAGTGGTGACTTCACGCAGTATCGCCGATACTCCGAACTCGATGTCGGTTGAGTTTCAGGATTCCCTCAACGGATATCAGCAAGACAGCTATGAAATGGTGGATCCGGAGGATATCGCGCTGACCGGGCAGACGACCTCGGCTACGCTGATGGCGCTAGGACTGCCACAGTTCGACCAAGCCTCCCGGATTCTGAAGTTCAATCTGGACAAGTCGATTCAGGGGAATACCTATGTGGAGTTCCAGACGAGCATTAAGACGTTCGGCGTTTCGCCGGGTGACCTGATTACCGTCACTTATCTAAAGGAAGGTTTTCTCAGGCAGCCGTTCCGAGTACTGAGACTTTCGCCGGCAACCAACTATCGAACCACGACGATCACCGCGCAACTCCACAATGATGCCTGGTATGCGGATACAAACGGCCAGCCGATCTCAGCTTCCGGGCAAGCGATCGGGAGTAATTCGGGCGTGGGCCTTCCCAATCCGTTGCTGGGTAGCGTTGTGGACAGCAACGGAAGCGTTCAGTTTGGAATCGTCGAAACAGCAATTAATAATAGCGATGGGTCGATTGAGGCAAGCGTAATAGTGAGTTTCGCTGCGCCGGCACCGATTGCCAGTACTGGTCCAGGCGTTCCATTAGTCAGCTTGTCGGCGACGGTCGGCTCCGGCGGATCGCTTACGGGCGGCCAAGCGCTGTACTACGCGATATCGGCGGTGGATGGGCAGGGAAACGAGAGCGCACTATCGTTCATCGTGACTGCGGTCATTTCAGCCGACGGCAGCAGTGTGACGCTCAGCGGACTAGGATTTCCGGCGGCTGCCGCGGCTTTCAATGTCTATCGTGGCAGTTCCCCGGTCAGCCTGTTGCGGGTGGCTTCCGCGCAGACAATCGCGACGAGTTTTACCGACGGGGGGCTGATGGTTCAGTTAGTTCCGCCGCCGGATCCGAACTTTGACCACGCGAATTTCTACTGGCGTTCGGAACTACAACCGGAAGTCGCGGTGACAACTCATTCTCCGACGATGCTCGGGAACGCGACGCTCCAGATGCCGGTAAACGGGTATGCCGGGATGACCGTCCGGATCACACGAGGCACAGGCGCCGGACAGGAGCGAAGCGTGACTGCCAACGACGCGACGACCCTAACGGTTTCGAAATGGGATCTGGAGCCGGATGCTACCAGCTTTTTTACGGTAGCGGAAGCGGGGTGGCACTTTGCCGCCGTGGCAGAAAGCAGCCCAATCCAATTCACGATTCCAAATCGGGCGGGCGAGGTCGTGCAAGTTACCGGCCGGTCGGCGAATGTCAACAATCTCGAGTGTTCGCCGCAACTGTCGATCGTGACACGTTGGACGATCGGTGGATCGGGTACCGCCGACACGCAAGTTCCGCCGCAACCGTTTTTCCTACTGGGACCCGCCGTCTCAGGGGGAGCAATGGTATTGAGCGGCGTTTCCTTCACAGACCTGACCAACACTGGCGGCATTTCGTCGGGGACGCTGACACTCTACTACTGGAATGAACTCCAGGCAGCGCCTGTCACATTGCTTGCCAATGCCATCGGAGCCGCGGACGAGGTACTTACACAGACAGCAGCCGGCTCGGCGCAGGTTGGAAACATGTTACAAATCGATGGTGAGATCTTGAACGTGTCGGCTGTGACTAACAATGGCACACAATATAGCATCACTCGCGGGGTTAACGGGAGCGCCGCGGTGGCACACACAGCGGCGAGTGCAGTCTATCAACTCGTCACCCAGATCACGATTGTCCCGTTTCCGCCCGATTTTTTCGGCAGTCCTTATAGCGGTACCTGGAGCTATTCTATCGCGCTGCCGGATGTCCGTGTGGGAAGCGCGGAATTGTTCGTGACGAACGAGTTGGGAAACAGTCCAACTACCGGCGTCTGCCTGACTCACAATCAAGACAACGGCATGCGGACGCTCTCCGGCGGGCAATATACAATCCAGGTGGAAGGCTTTCTGGCGGTCGACCAAGACGTGGCGCCGGCAATTGTCGTGGAAACCGACCGTTCGGTGCGAGATGTGTTCGCCATTCTGGGTACGGCGGCCGACGCGGAGGTCCAAGTGCAAGTGAACGTTAATGGCGCCGCCTATTGCGAACTGGCGATTCCACCGGGACAACTCTCGTCCAACAGCATACTTGGCAGCACTCTGCCATTCCTTCTTGTGATGTCCCAGATCACGGTGTCCGTGCTGTCTGTAGGTCAGACAAATCCTGGTGAGGATCTGACGGTTGTAATTCGACTCTGATGCCGGAGCACCTTAGCAAGCTGTGCCCCGACCGGGATTTGCAGTGTTATTTTCAGGAACCATCGGCGATCGCGGCGCTCAGCCAGACGAGTCCGGCCGGATTCACGGTATCGGGATGCTGGAGAGATCCATTCGATTGGGTAGTGGTCGAATGGAACCGCGATAACGTATTTGAACATCCCCTGATTCGCAACTTGCCCGATGGAAACCTGAGTGGCATACAGCTCAGCTACCAGGAAACTCGCGCCAACTGCATCGCGATGGATTCCACTCTGTACCCGACGGTGGAATGGCCCTATTTGCGTATCTGGGCGGACAGCGGCGGCGGCGAGACTCTTTATGACGTGCCGCTGGACCAATCGACTCTGGGATACGCGATTCCAATAGGCGGCTCGTTCACGTCGGCCACGGCGAGCTTCCAGTTGAAGGGGTTGGTCGCCGAGAATGACTACATAGTATTAGCGTGGTTGGATCAACAGTTTAACTATCAACTTACCAGGAACGACAGCCTGGAGACTGCGGTGGCGGCGCTGGCCGCAGAAATCAACCAGTCAGGCGACGGAACGGTGAGCGCGTCTGCGAACGGGACGCAAATTACGCTGAGCTATCAGGCTTCCGCAGGCGCGAATGCAAATCGCGTTGGCGTTTACGCTACGGTATCCGGTGCGAGTACAGAGTGGTGGACGCAAACTTGGGCGAACTTCAGCGGCGGGACATCTCCGCAGCAGTGGCAAGTAAACCTGAATTTTGCAGCGCTGCAGGGGTATATTGATCCGGACCGCTCCACGCTGGTTTCGGTGCCGACATCAAACGTGCGCAAGATGCGTTGGACGTGGGCGGCGAATTTGCAGAATGGCAACTTCCAGCGAAGCGAATTCTCGGTAGTGGTGACCAACTGGACGGTCACTGGAGAAAGCCTGCAGTATCAGGTAGCGGGTCCTGGAAGTCTTCGCATTGAGGATGATTCCAGTACGATCACTTATTCGGGAGGGTCATGGACCAGCGAGATTGGAAACTACTCCGGCGGATCGATCCATTGGGCAAATACTCCGGGGTGTTCGCTCCAGACTTCATACACCGCCGGCGCCCAACACACCCTGTACCTCGGCACCCGATATCTCGACACAGGAGGGCAGGTGTCGGTAGAGGTGGACGGGGGTGGGCCAATTGCACTCAATCTGGCCCTTGCCGCCGAAGATGTGCTGGTTCGAATCCCTCTTGGCACGTTCGCCGGAGGAGTTCCGCATATTGTCGTGATTACGATTGAGGGACCTTCAGGCAGTTATTTCTATTTCGATTTCCTGGAGGCGGCGATTCCAACATATAGCCTTCCTGATTTTCCGCAATCGGCGGGGTTGACCCTCGCAACTGACTGGGACACGAACCACTCGATTGCTTTAGCGCCGGAACGAACGGCGTGGCTTATTCAGAAGCTGGGATTTACTGGCAGGGCGAATCATTATGCCGGGGCACTTTGGTTCTATGAACTCTCCAGGCCCGGTGTGCAGTTTGCGTCGGCAACGATTAGTTTCGCAGGCGCCCCGGAGTTTGGGCAGATTACGAGTGTCAATTTAGCTGGCACCGTTATCCGGCACGTGAACCTGATTAGCGACACGGCCGAAAGTATTGCGCTGTGTTTCGCGCTGCTAATCAACGCCGGTTCGAATAGCGTGTGGGCGGGGGCAGACGGTACAGTCCTGACGGTCACGGCGCGGAGTCTGGGCACCGCGGGCAACAACTTCGCGATTTCGGCAACTACCAACAACTCGCCAGCAAATCTCACGCCTTTCTCGGCGCAGGCCAGCGGTCCGGCGTTAGGCGGTGGAATCGATGGCACAAATGCGGATCCTAAGGGAAGCTATTGGCGCACGGACCTGACGGCCAGTCCTCCGATCAACCGCGCTGCGAGGGATTGGACGGTCGCCTATTTCACGGCGTTGAACGGCTACGGGATCGGGCCGACCGCTGCATTTAGCATGGAACTGCAGAACGGTGACGACAGCGTAGCCACAGGAATCGCGCAAAGGTATCCGAATGGCGATGCGGTCTGGCTGACAACGCCGTCGCTGCAGACAAACTTCGGGCCGGCGAGCACGGCGTTTTGGCAGCAGGTGTATGCGGAGATGGCTAGCTTGATGAGTCAGGCTGGCGTCGCGCCGTATTTGCAGTTTGGCGAAGTTCAGTGGTGGTACTTCCCCGGCCCGACAGCCACGGTGGCGACGGAGCCTGGAATGCCGTTCTACGATGCCTACACGACAGCGACATTTCAATCTACGTTCGGGCGGCCAATGGCAGCTATCGCGAACCAAAATGCCGATCCGACGCAACTCTCACAGGAGTGCACGTTCCTCCCAGGAATGATTGGGGCGTTTACGAAGGCGGTTCGAGAATTTGTGTCCGCGACCTTTCCTGACGCACGGTTCGAGGTGCTGTATCCCCCGGACGTGAACGGTACGCCACTGAATCAGTTGGTGAATTTGCCGCTGAGTGACTGGACTCCCGCCAATTTGGCTTGCTTCAAGACGGAGAACTTCACTTATACAGCGGAGCGCAATCTGAATCTGGCACGACAGTCCATTCAATTGGCGGGACAGCTCGGCTTTCCACCCTCCCAAAGCAGCCACCTTGTCGGTATTTCCGACTACACCACTTCATGGCAAAAAGAACAGCAGATTGCCTCTGGTTCGAAGCTAGAATCGGTTGTGCTGTTCGCGTTAGATCAGTTTTGCCTGATCGGGTACAGGCTGCCGCTGGCCCGAAGCAGTCGATGGGCTCGCCTGCTGAGTGCGTAG